TGTAACCAGAGGCGGTTGCCGGTGATATACCCGAGCTCCGACTTAGTCGGTTCGAGGTACCGCAAGCGGTCCTCGGTATCGGGCCTGCTCAAGAAGAATTCGAGCAGATCATCAGCACTGTTACGCCTCGCCCGCACCTCACGGGATTGTACCGTCAGTATCAGGTACTTTGCCCTCTGAACATCGTCGTCGTAACGTTGACGATAGGCAGAGGTACCCGTTGAGAACGTGCAGAGGCGTAAACTCCCTAACTGGGGATCTTGGGATATCGGAATCAGACGACGACAACTTGTCGGAATCTGATCCACCATCCATCCTGCGAGGGACCAGAGTCCCGCTAGGTGTGCGTTGTTACTAACGTCCACCCAGGATACAAGTTCCTCAGCCTTAGGTCGCTGACCTAGCGTTAGAGCTCGGAGGTATACTGGGGTCACGTCGTGACCTTTGTACGCATCCATACCGCAACTTTCGCGGAAATGCCCTACTGAGTGGGTTTTGTCCCCATTCACCTTCAACTCAAGGTATTCGAGAAGAAGGGCTAGGTTCCAGGTTGACGACGATGGTAGAATGATATCGTCGCCGAAGACCCGGACATCTCCCGCAACTCGCTGAATGTTACGCGAGTTGACCTTCAAGCCACGCTCGTAGAGCAGAACTGCATAACAGCAGACTGCATAGAGTATGGATTGAATCGGGAAAGTAACCGCGGATCCTTGCCCGGCAAACTTCCGGAGGCGGAGATAGAACATCTCCCCCTCCCCTGTGGCGTTCTTCAGCCAGCAGGTACGGGAAGCGTCGAGCGCGGTTAAGACTGTTACGTTGGACCGAAACAGTCTTTCGATAGTCCAACACGACATCCGGTCGGAGGCCGACGACAAGTCGACGGTCGCCATTGTGCCGGTACGTGAGGAAACCATGGCCTGGTCCCGTGATGGGGCCTGGCTACGGAAGTCTATCGACCGCCTTAGGCAGGTAGGGAGATTCTCCCTAAACCACCTAAGAATTCCTTGTTGAAGGAATTGGTTAGCAGTAGGCTCGGCAGTAATAAGTCTGGGTCCTTTCATGGTCTTCGGAACGGCTAGAAGCCGCGCCGGGAGCTCATGATTGGCCATAACTTTATTGTGCCGGGACTGATCTAAATCGCCAGCAGAGTACACGAAGTACCCCGATGGGAAGACATCCTGCAACTTCGCAGGCCAATTCGGAAAGGAGAACTTATCCTTCCCAGTCTGGAGATCAGCTACTGCTCCGGGGCCATGCCTCGGTATGAGTGTATACGGGTCAAGTGTTGGGAACTGTGATGACACAATTCCCGCCACCTGATCGAGGCAGTCTACTAAGGGCTTGGGGACGAGATGTCCCTGATGCCCGAAGAGATCGCGTCGATGAGACTCGTAGCAGTCTGCGAATCGGCAAGAATTAACACCGCCGAAATCGCTACGACGCCCGAAATAGTCAGGGCGACGTAAAGAGGACTCAATCCTCTTAAACTGCCTAAGAGAGTCGTCAACGCCCTCAGGCGTTGGATCGGCTTTAGTTTTCTTATATAGGCAAAGTACTTGCCTAACGAAGAAAACGCTCTTAGCGGGTTCATCGGTACACTCCTCAGTTGAGGCAGGGTATGCGAAGCAGTCGGATTTGCAGAGAAACCACATATCTCGCAAGAGTTCACTTTTCTTGACGAGGTGGTTAAGCGGATAGGGGAGGTCCTCCCATGCTTTGGGATTACCCCTCCGTCCACTGTCAGCAAGTAAGTTGTCAAAATACTTGCCGGCCTCTACAAGGTCTATCGTTAAGACACGAAGACCTCTAGTCCGAACTAGGTTAAGGAACGGGTCAACGGACCGTATTGCACGATCCATCAGCTCGTCCCTATCCCCTATCGCATACAGCCCTGGGAACGCCGTCTGCACATCAATGAAGAGGTGCAGGAGCGGTGACAGGACCGTATGACCGTCGGAGAACTCCGATTGGCTTGACATTTAAGGCTCCTTTCTGTTGAAAGCAGGCTATGTCGGGCCTTTGATACCAGAGGTCACCCAACTAACAATGCGCACTTTGGGCATGAGTGCCCAGTGCGGGCGGGGTCGTCAATGACGCCCCCGCCCGTAAGACTTAGGACTCTCGAGCGATGACCTTATCGATGTTAGCATCGGTAAGGAAGTCGACGAGGGCCTGAGCCGTGTAGTCCACATCCGCCGCAACTTGCGGCGCGTCAGAAGTTTTGATGACGCACCACGCGGAGGACATATGACTATACTCTCCAGTCGCCGAGTCATACTGTTCGACGTCAAGTCGAACAAGGTGGCTCTCGCCAGCCTTGCCCCTCTCGGGGATGGTATGCTTGATGGACATGGAGAAGCGCATGTTATTGGCTGCATCGTCGAGATAATACTCGGCTCCGTAGCCATCTTGGTTGATCTTGTTGAGCGTCTTAGCTACAGTGTTGTAGGTAAGCCCAATGGTATCACCGATCATAGGTCGTTTCCTTCAAGGGAATGCTGACGTCTCACGACGTTAGCGATAGGAGTGGCGGCATCGCAGCCGTCACTTACCGAAGGCTCTTAGAGCCTTCGCCGTCCCTAAAGCACCCAGGATGCTCTTCTGTTTGTTTGTCAGAAGAGGCCGCAAGGCTAATCCTGGTAGCGGTAGTGGCGTTGCACTTCGCTGCTTGCTGATGGTAACTAAGTCACCACCATCAAAGAATAGCGTTCCCCCGCTTGAATGGGAGGACGTTACTCTATCCACCAACTTTTGAAAGACCATGACGTTCATGTCTCTTACATCGTAACGTAAGAGACCGTTCGACGCTTCAAGGAAGTCGCCGACATTAGCGAAATAGTCTATCAGCCATGTCCAAGGGATTGCATCCCATAGGAGTTTTGGCGTTGAGTGGAATCCCAGAACATTTCCTAATAGGTCCAGTTCTGGGGGCAGCTTCGAGGCCGGAATTGGGGATCTGCGCTTAATGGTACAAGAGTACCAAACACGCATTTCCTTAGTCAGCTCAGTGCCGCAGGTAAGACCCGCGACAGGTGAGTAAGACCCGGACTCGACGAGCGTTTGGGTATGCAGGCGTCTTCGTACCCGCGTACCCTCCTCCGTTCTCCGGAGATACTCCTTACGGTCTTCCCAACTTTTAGCAAAGTCGAAGAAGGACCGTACATCGGAGATCAAAGGTGCCCATCCAAACTGATAGGACAGGTACCCTCCGGGGACATCCGAGGGTCGAGCGCGTCCTTGTAGGACACGACCGAGATCTCGGATCATCCCAGGCAATTCCCGTAGTTCATAGACGAACAAGGGAACGTTATACTTGGCCCTGCTGGGAGACACGTTGGCAAGTGCCTTCGTGCGCCAGTAGGTCCAAGAAACAGGATCCGGCGTAGGTGTGTATTGGTAATTACACCTGCTCGCTGGAACCCAGCCTGAGTACACGTACGTGAAGGACCCGGACTTTATGGATCCGTTGACACGACCAGTCGTGTCAACATACCTATGAGTCAGGTTCAACGCGTGATCGTTGTAAGGAGGCGCTTCAGTGTAATCGTCACAGTAGTCCTGGTGTGAGACACCTAATGATCCGTAGTACGGACCGAAGGTGGACGAACCGAATTTTACATGGTAGAATCCGGGATCGTTAGAGCCCCATGATCGTGATCTACTACGACCTGTGGCCATATCACACCTACCTATACTAAGGGACGAGGGAGCATGATGCACCGGGCATTCCAACCCGGCGGGCACCCCAC